CTCTATTTATTTGACTTTATTATGTACGTAGTTTATAATTACATATAAGAGGGCTCTCAGGATGACAGTAAAAGTTAACTATTTAAACAACAAAGATATGTTGTTAGAAATACACAGAAGTAAAACATCATATTGTAGTTTTACAAAACCAGAATATCACCAATATGATCTAATTCTACCTAGTGTGGATAAAATTAATATCAGAAGCATAGCTGAAGCCAAGCGTGTTCGTGCTAAACGCATGGGTCAGCAAGAATTTGAGCGGAGAAAATCGCTTGGCGAAAAAATTAAAATCGCAGATTGTGAAGTTGATTATAAAAAAATAGCCAAAACAGATGTTGTTTTTAGGATTATGACATTTGATCATATTCCTTTAAACGGAACTCGTAAAAAGAATCCAAAAAGTCTTGCAGATCATAGAGACAAAGTGAACTTTCCTCCATTCCAGCATTGGAAATTTGATGACGATGCGCCAGAAAACTTAATATGTGTTGGAAAAAGTCACTGGAAGGGTGATCTAGAAAAGGGTCATTTTGACAAAGATGCTGGATCTATATCAAATACACTGGCTAAGATGATGATCAAACTATGCGAACGATATGCTACACGAGGTAATGTTCGGGGTTATACCTATAACGACGAAATGAAAGGCATGGCTATTTTGCAATTAACACAAATTGGTCTACAATTTGATGAGTCTAAAAGCGATAATCCGTTTGCTTATTTTACCGCAGCTGTTACAAATAGTTTTGTTGGTGTTATCAATACAGAAAAACGCAATCAAAATATTCGAGATGACATTTTAGAAATTAATGGTATGAATCCAAGTTATAGCAGAACCGGTTCAGGGGAGCATGCAGCCGCTGTTAAGCGATTCGACGAAGGTGCAGAATGACAAATTTATTTAAAAAAGTTGCTTGTTTTACAGATATACACTTTGGATTAAAGTCTAATAGTAACACACATAACCAAGACTGTGAAGATTTTGTAGATTGGTATATTGCTAAAGCAAAGGAGGAAGGTTGTGATACAGGTATCTTTATGGGCGATTGGCATCATAACCGCAATAGCCTTAACATTACTACAATGGATTATAGCCTTAGGGCCCTGGAAAAGTTGGGGCAGGCGTTTGATCAGTTCTTTTTCTTTCCTGGTAATCATGATTTGTATTATAAGGACAAACGGGACATACACTCTGTGGAGTTTGGAAAATATATTCCTGGCGTCACTGTCGTACACGAGCCTACTACTATTGGAGATGTTACCCTTTGTCCGTGGTTGGTTGGAGAAGAATGGAAAGCTGTAGGCAAAAAAGGTGGCAAGTATATCTTTGGTCACTTTGAATTACCCAGTTTCTTTATGAATGCAATGATTCAAATGCCAGATCACGGAGAAATTCAACTTAGCAGTTTTAAAAACTATGAATTAGGATTTAGTGGACACTTTCACAAACGTCAGCAACAAAAGAACATGGTTTATATTGGCAATGCCTTTCCCCACAACTATGCGGATGCATGGGACGATGAACGTGGCATGATGATTTTAGAATGGGGCGGGCAACCTGAATATCACAGCTGGCCAGCTCAACCTACATTTAGAACTATTAAACTAAGTCAGCTGATCGATGAAGCAGACACAGTTATTAAACCCAAGCAACATCTACGTGTTACACTAGACATTGATATTACTTACGAAGAAGCAAGTTTTATTAAAGAAAAGTTCATGGCTGATTACGACATCCGCGAACTTACACTTATTGCAGAAAAGAAAGAAACAGAAATCAATACAAACATTGATATACAAGCATTTGAAAGTGTAGATCAAATTGTTAGCAACCAAATTATAAGTATTGATTCAGATCAATTTGATAAAAATACATTATTAGCCATTTATAATAGCCTATGACAATTAAAATTAAAGAATTAACAGTTAAAAATTTTATGAGCGTGGGCAATCAAACCCAGGCTGTAAATTTTGCACAAGAAAATTTAACTCTTGTCCTAGGTGAAAATCTAGATCAAGGCGGAGATGACAGCGGTTCGCGCAATGGAACGGGCAAAACAACTATTGTAAATGCCCTTAGCTATGCATTGTTTGGTAATGCGTTAACTAACATTAAAAAAGATAATCTTATTAATAAGATTAACAATAAGAACATGTTAGTTACACTAGCATTTGAAAAAGACGGCATTGATTATCGTATTGAGCGAGGACGCAAGCCAAATGTATTGCAATTCTTTGTTAATAATCTAGCACAAGAAACAGAAGAAACAGATGACGCACAAGGCGACATGCGTGAAACGCAAAAAGATCTAGATGATTTGCTAGGTATGAGTCACGATATGTTTAAACATATTGTGGCATTAAACACTTATACAGAACCGTTTCTTAGTATGCGGGCTAATGATCAACGAGTTATTATTGAACAATTACTTGGCATTACTCTACTGAGTGAAAAAGCAGAAGCTCTTAAAGAACAAATTCGTCAGACTAAAGATACAATCATACAAGAATCTGCAAATATAGAAGCAATTAAACGATCTAATGAAAATATTCAAAAAAGTATTGATGGTATTTTAACTAGACAAAGTGCTTGGAATAATCAGCATACACAAGAACTAGAAAAAATAGGCCGTGCTATTGTCGAACTTGAGAATGTAGACATTGATAGCGAATTAATTAAACATGCCGAGTTAAAAGATTACGAAGAACGAAACAGAAAATTAAAGAGTCTAAACAAAGAGAGGGCAACACTCGAAAGCGCGATAGCGCAAGCGGAGCGAAGCGTAAAAAAATACGCTGACGAGCTTGCTAAGTTGCAGGATAAAAAGTGTCACGCTTGTGAACAAGAACTACATGACCATAAGCATGAAGAAATGAGCAAGCAAGCACAGGCTAATGCTGATGAAGCTGTCATGTATTTTGATAAAGTCGGTAAGGATCTTACTAAAATTACAACTGAGATTGCCGGTACAGGCGAAGTTGCTAGTCGCCCAGAAACTTATTACGATACAATAGAGCAAGCACTTAAACATCAGAACAATCTCAAGACACTTGAAACACAATTACAAATTAAAGCTGGCGAAAGCGATCCTTATCAAGATCAAATTGATGAATTGACCAATACCGCTATGCAAGAAATATCTTGGGATAATGTAAACACACTTAATACATTAAAAGAACATCAAGAGTTCTTGCTTAAACTACTTACAAGTAAAGACAGCTTTATTCGCAAGAAGATTATAGATCAAAATCTAGCCTACTTAAACAATCGTCTTACTTACTATCTAGACAAGATGGGCTTACCGCATACTGTTGTATTTAAAAACGATTTAACTGTGGAAATTACACAGCTTGGGCAAGACTTAGACTTTGACAACTTGTCGCGTGGCGAACGTAATCGTTTGATTCTAGGCCTGTCTTGGTCGTTTAGAGATGTATGGGAAAGTTTGTATCAGCAGATTAATTTACTGTTTGTCGATGAGCTTATTGACAACGGACTTGATGCATCAGGCGTTGAAGGCGCATTAGCTGTACTTAAAAAGATGTCGCGTGAACGTAAAAAGAATATTTTCTTAATCAGTCACAAGGATGAACTAATTGGTCGTGTAAACAATGTGCTAAAAGTTATTAAAGAAAACGGTTACACCAGTTATGCAAATGATTTAGAGGTCAATGAGTGAAGGAATGGTCCACTGGTCAAGCCATTGAGCTTATAAAACGTATAAAAACTGAAGTAAACAGTCCTAGACGCAATACAAATAGTCAATGGGATTGTAAAAAAGACTTGTATTTGTTAAAATGGGCGTGTGAACAGGCCTTAAATCAGTGTGCAACTTATGACCAAGAATCAGAATATGTTAAAAAATATGAACATTATCAACTGTTGGAGAAGATAAAAGGTCCAAATGTCTAAGCATGTAGAGCCGAGTCCAGAACAAAATGAGGAATCTCATGAAAGACTCATGCTGGCTTTTAGAGAATATTTCAAGGCAAATCAAAATTGGCAATCAAGAGGCTCAAGACGAGCAGGCGAAAACATGCGCTACTGGTTGGCACAGATTAGAATTATAGCAAAAGAACGTAGAGGGCATGTTCAACAATATAGAATGTGGCTGGACAAAGACAAGGCAGCAAAGAAAGAAAATCAAAAGGCACAGTCGGAGGATCCAGATAACACTAACTAGTGTATGTCTTGGTACTACGAAAATCAATTAATCACAGAATTGCCCGAAGATTGTGTTGGGTTTGTTTATAATATAACAAATACAATTACCGGGCGTATGTACATAGGCAAAAAATTAGCAAAATTTAGTAAAACGACCTACAAAACTTTAAAGTTAAAGAACGGCACAAAGAAAAAAAAGAAAATCCGTAGCAAAATTGATAGCGACTGGCAAGAATATTATGGTTCTAGCCCTGAACTTAGCAAAGATGTTACGCAGTTAGGTACCGAAAACTTCCGTAGAGAAATACTTTATTACTGTAAATCCAAATCAGAATGCAGTTACATAGAGGCAAGAGAGCAATTTAGTCGTAGAGTTTTAGAATCTGACGACTATTATAACGGGCACATACAGGTTCGGGTACACGGTTCCCACATTAAAGGCAAACAATTAAACGGTTAAAGCTGGCGCAGGCTAATTTCGTGCGCTCTATACCTGGACCTCGGGTCGCAGGGACGGAAATCTCTCGCCGTTGTGAGTACTCAAGCACTATCCTTAACAGGACGATGATAGCAAAATGCCGCTGTTTGGTTGTTTAAAAATAGTAAAAAAGGCAAAAGGAGGGTGAAAAACCCACGTTTACAAATATGTTAGCGTATATTTGTAAGCCGCCGTTGTGATAAAGACTCTGCTCGTGGTACCGGACAACCGCCACAGTAATGCAGTAACGCTAGTGTGACATTGTGCAACTCAGATAATGTTATTTTATTCTTTGCCCTGCCTGGGCAAAGTGTGACTGAACAATCTAGATAATATTAACAGTGCTTCGCACTTGATAATAATTAAAAAAGAAACAAAAAGTTCGAGCGAAAGCGAAGAACAGATGAACGTAGTTCATCTTTACAGTATGATAAATATCTTATAGGGATTAAAGTAATGAAAGTCTACGAAATAATTGTTGAAAAGAAAGTTCATGAAGGTGCAATATCTCAAGGAATTGAGAAATTAGGCAGTACCTTGGCTAAAGGAAAACAATTTATTTCAAGTCCTATCAAGACTCTTAGGGGTGCTGCAGGTGCTTTAGAAGATAAAATTGCTGATGAAATAGCTGTACTTGCCCAAAACAAAAACATGAAAGCCGCAGATGCTGCTACTGAGTATTTGCGTAGAAATAATGCCAAAGTCAGTAGAGAAATGATGAATTTGGAAAGAGAGTATAAAGAAGCTGGCAAAGCAGTTCCTAATCAAACAACTCTTAGAGCACAAGCTATTGATAGTCTGGGCATGGAAGCAGAACAATTAGATGCGGCTGTTATTAAAAAAGCAACAGCTACTGCTCAAATGAAAATTGGTAGCTTAGGTCTTGGTTTGGAAAAGATTTCAGCTTGGGGCGTAATTACTAAATCTGTAAAGGCTGCATTGTGGGGTTGGAATATTAAGGAATTGATACAGCCTTATTTAGATTTTGTAAGCAAGATGGATGGTTACAAAAAAACTAAACTAGATACAGGTGCATGGACTGAAGACGAATACAATGCAGTATTGAATCAAGAAGCCACTATTATGTTGGCTCGTTGGGCAACAGTACTTGCTGGCACAACAGCTTTTTATGCACTAACAGGTGGCCCATTTTTAAGAACAATAACAAAACACATTCCTGGATTTAATACAGTATTGTTAGGCGGTGCCGTTGCTATTAAATCTTGGATTAACAACAAAGATAATGCAAACTATATTGCGGCATTAATAGCAGATAACATTCCTGAACTGGCTCAAACAATCGGCGAAACTATTAATAACGGATTACAATACGTACCAAAGGCAATACGTCCTTCAATTCCTAATGCTGACAATCCTAATAGCGAATACAACAAAGCCGCAGCACCAACTGGAACAACCGGTGAGACTGATCCTCAAAAAGATATAGCAGCATCTAGTGATCCTGGGACATCAGCTAATCCTGTTAACCCAACTACTGGAAAAACAGCTGCTGGCCGTAAGATGTACTACAATGACAACTGGCACAGTAACAATCAGGATATAACTGGCTGGGTAGTGGATCCCGATAATCAAAATATGATACAAGATCCTACTAATCCTGTCAAGCGAGCATTGAAACCGCCAGGATGGAAGCCAGATTAAAGCAAAGGCATTTGGCTAGCTTTAGTTGCTTCGATGTTTTCTTTAATAATCTCGTACATGATCTGACGATCTTCGAAACCGTATCGCTCCATTAGATCGTTTACAGTAACTCCGCCACGCATGTACCACGAGATTCTAAACAAATCTTCTTTAAAAATCTTTGTTTCTTTTTCAAGCCTAACCAAACTTTCGTGGATTTCTTGACCACTAAGTCCGATTAGGCTTAGTCGAAAAAATTACTTTGATCTAATTCCACAAAAAGTTTAGCTTCAGTACCGCAAGTGTCACATTTAACAGGATATGTAGGTGCTTTCCATTTGTCTCTGCTATCTTCAATATGTTTCTTGATACTGTCGTATACTTCTTTATCGCAGTTGTCTAGCCATTCGTTAATAAACGAACGTTCGGTAACAACTTTATTATTGACTTCTACAGATTCAACACATGCTTTGTACAATTCATTTTGAATTACACTTAGTTCTTCAAACAGTTTATTGATCAGTTGCTGTTGCTCAGCTTGATCTTCTATTGTTTCTGTTTGTCGAATCTTTTGTTGTAGTCTAAAATTCTTCAAATTAAACTCTGTGCTTTGACGATAGTTTAATGGTTGTAATTTTATAATTAATTCTTTTAAAACTATTTTGCTGTCGTAGACCACTGAACTAAAATGTTCAATAATTTTACTTAGATCTAAATCATAATCG